AACTGCCTCCATTCTCTGCCCAAAGCCAACGCCGGTATTGGATGCCAACCCGGTTAGTTGGTATCGATTGGTATTGGCCTTCAATGGGTTTGCAATCTGCTGGCCGGTGACGTTTGCGCCGGTGCAGAACGCATACCACTGATCAATGGCGTATTTTGGTTGGCCGGTTAAGCCCGCCGTAAACGTGGTGGATACTCCAGCAAACTCCTGATCCACCAGCATCTCCCCGTTGACGATTTTGTTTTTAAATGATTGGACTGCGCTTATCGCCGTCCGCTGGTCTGTCGAAACAGGCTTTGCGGTATCGGCTGTATTGTCCACACTCCCCAGCCCAACCTCAGACTTGGTATACGTCGGTTTAACCGTAGATTTAGCCCACGCGTACACGTCAGAGGCTGGAAGGGTTGTTGGTATGATCTGGTCGCCAGTGTTGGATCCAGAGAATACTAAGTTTGGCACATTGCCTAGGCCAACCTCTGCTTTGGTGTATGTTGGTTTTACGGCAACTTTAGCCCAAGCGGATACGTCAGAGGCGGGGAGAGTTGTTGGGATTACCTGGTCGCCAGTATTTGACCCGGAAAATGACAGATTCGGCACATTCCCCAATCCAACCATTGCTTTTGTTATTCCTAAGACCGTCCCCGTAAATGTGGGGTTGTCTCTGGGTGCCTTTAATCCTATGGCCGCTGCCTGCGGGCCAGATACCTCCTTGCTTGCATCCGTGGTGTTGTCAACACTGCCCAGCCCAAGGGTTGTTCTCTGTGCTGCCGCATCAACATCGTCGATCAAGGCCAACCCTGCTGCCGTTACCCCGGCCAAGACTCCAGCACTGGCAGCCGCCGCAATCGCGCTGTTGTTGGCGTTGGTTGCGCTCGTTGCCGCCTCACTTGCCTTAGTGGTTGCTATCCCAGCCTGTGTCGTTGCATTTGTCGCCGATCCCGAGCAAGCTGTCTCTGATGCTGCAAGCTGGGTTGCAAAGGATGTCGTTGCCTGGAATGACGTGCCGTTGTAAACCGCCGTCACGACCTGGTTCAGCGCAATGTCCCCACTGACGCAAGCTGCCCCGGTTGACCTGTACAGCGTCTTTATCCCAAGCCCATTGACATTGATCGTTGAAGCACCGGTGTTGGCATGAGAAGCTTTAAAAGAAACCATCATGCCGCTGGTGTAGGCTGCCGGAGCTACTGCCAGGGTAACGACATAGGCATTTGCAGCGCCTGTATCATTTGCGAACATCAATCCGCCTGCGACTGCCTGGGAGGCTGTGCAAGCATGGCCAGGGAGAGTTGCGGCCCCGACATTGATAGGAACGGTAAACCCTGGAGACCCAACCGAAGGAGTGGGCAACTTTGCGAACCCTGTTTCGATTGCATCAAATCTACTATTCATGTCCTCGGCCCTGGCCTTTGTTCCGGATATGAGCTTGATTATGTGTGTGAAAAAATCGTTCATCGTTTACGCCCCAAGAAGTTGTAGGAGAGGAAAACCCCGTTAAGTGTGTGTAATGGAGAGACCGTATCCACTGCGACGAACCGAATGAACAAGGCGATCTCCGTTGAGACCCCGTTGATCCTGCATGAGATTGTTGATATTGATCCCATGCCTACCATGTTCCATGAGAAGCTGTTCCAGTTTGCCTCGTTCCATATCGCGGAGCCTTCAACGACCTTGGTGATCGTGGTCTCATTCTCCATGGGAACGGTGCTGTCTGTCAACGAGAAGTCCGGAGAGACGCTGACGCGAGTTTCGCCCTGGGATAGAGTTTCAATCTCCAGGGTTACTTCCCGGTATCGCTTGCGTTGCCTGGTTCCGCCCTGAAAGGTATAGGGTGTCTTGAAATAGGCCGTCATCGGGAGCTCGTCGAGCGAAACCCCGGAGTCTATCTTGTAAACAAACCCGCTATCGGAGCCAAAGAAGATGCTCCCCAGCTCGTCATCCGCGCGGGCAGGGGCAGAGATGCAACGAACAACATCGTCATAGTGGGCATAGGTGAAGTTGACACTCTTGCCGTTGATGGTTGCGGTGATGATTCCCCCGTCGTCGAGAAAGAGCCGGTATTGCCCTTTGGCGAGGACGGCAACCGAGTTGATATATCTGGTCTTTGCGGTGCTGATAAGTGGCCGGACAAGATGGCTTACCGATGAGCTTCGGAAGCTGCCAAAGGCGGATGTAGCCGACAATTCGGCAAGGCCGGTATTATTGAGAAATAAGGTTTTCCCTGCATTTTGAACCGTTCCGGCCAGGGCCCCAGAGTCCTTGGAATGAATCGATAGCACCCATGACCCAACCCCTGTTCCGGTTAAAAGCTGGATGCTGTCTTTACACCAGATCCCCAGTACATCGCCGGGCAGGTTCTTAATGGTGGTGATCTCTTCTCCCATCCCCAGCTCGCCAGCATTGACCACCACTGACCATGTTCCTGTGGGGGTGGTAGGCGGTGAGTGTTGCAATGACCCGCCTGGGAAGGCAAGGAACAGGTGTTTCTTGTGTTCGCAGATCAGGAAGGGCTTATCTACTGTCATTCCTGTGGATATCTGGGTAAAGGTGGTGCCGTTAAACTCAAAGGCCTTGTTCTTCCCGTCGCACCCATACATCTTGATGGTTGAAGCGGAGCCCCCAAAGTTGCTGTTTTCAAACTGATACGACCCGCCAGGGGAGAGAACCGGCGTTGTCACCAGCGCCCAACCAGTAGTAGGATGCTCACGGTACATTAAGCAAGCAGTCCCGCCCGCATTGTCGCGGAAGGCGTACAAGTCGCTGTTGTACCGCCACACCCCGCGAATCGGCCCGGCTCCTGGAACCATGGAAACCAGGCTTCGTTTCTTTTCCACCGCCTTCCAGTGGGCATAAAGCTCTTTATTATCGGCGTTGTCAGAATTGACAGTGAGCGCCTCGCTGATTGTGGCAACCACGGAGCCGGAAATCTTGATCGTCTCGCCGGTGATAAACTCCCCATCCACCAGAAAGGTGCCGGTGCCGGTGGTATCAACAGGGATTCCATCCCCGTAATCTATTGTTCCAGAGAAGATAGAGACCCCTACGGCCCCAGAGGTCGTGCCGGTTATCACCACATCTTCGGCGACCCAGAACACAACAGAGGAAAATACGAGCTTCTGGAAGATGGCTGCGCTTGGCAACCCCTTTCCGTCTACCCGCTCATAGCCATCAATGGGCTTGTACCCGCCCGAGTCGGCAATCTCATAATTCAGACAAGACTGCATCCGGCCAGGGTCCACCTGATACGGAGGTGTCACCTCATCCAGCCCGCCGCGCAAGGCGAAGTAGAACTCTTTGGGCTCAGTTATCCTGTTCATGCCAGCGTTCCCATGCTGAAACAAATCTGCGCCCCGAACCGATTGTCGAGGGCGGTAATAGCGGTGTCCCATTTCCCTTGAGCCTCTACGGCCAGGTCAGGGGCCCCGTCATGGTACGCGTAATAAAGCAGGGCCTTCCACTTGATAATGTCTTGCCACGATGTCCCAGGGGGAACGAGGGGTATATCACTGTCGGAAAGCAGGATCTGTAAAGACCGAAAATACTGGGATGTGATCGTGTACTCGGCGTCCGGGGTAGGATGGAGGCGGAGAGAATTGTCAACAGGCTGGACAATAATGGTTGTTGGCGGTGCTGCCGGGTTCTCCCCTATCCGGTGTTTTTCCCACCATGTTCCGTAATACATGGGGTGCAATGGCCGCTCGGCTCCCTTGCCATCCGCAGTCTTATAGATAGACGCCCCAGCAAAGGCCCATTTCTCCATATCTGTGAGGAGTAGCTCTGTGAGCGGATAAACGGCCTTGTCTGGCGAAGTGACAAATGAGAACTCTTTTAACATCCATGGCCAGTCATCCCGGAACTGCTGAACATCCAGCCAGGCTTGAGAGACCCAGCCGACAATCCGCTTTTCAATACCAACAGCCGTTGCCACCGAGGCCGGGCCAGTCCCTGAAAGCCCGGCTTCCTCGAGTACATCCTTGCAGATCGCCAGAAAGGTCTTCATTGATTAACCCTCGTAATGATTTTCGATAATACTGAAAGGGTAAGCCAGGATTTGTTTCGGCTCCATGGTGTCGGGGTCATACACGGTTTTGGAGGCATGGCGGAGCGCATTAACGATTTTGTAAGGAACTTTTACTTCCTTGTTTCTTTCAATCCGGAATGCGACAAAATTTACCGCGCCACAGACAGGGGAATGGTCCCGCTCGTCATCCTGCACAATGATCGTTGCATGTGTGGGATTGCGGGCAGGCTTCACCTCTTCGTCGTCGTCCTTACTTCTGGTGACCGGGCTTAAAGGAATCCCTGTTTCTTCCAGGTAAATCTGAGCAAATCGCTCAACAACGGTTTCGTCTTTGGCGTTGGTGGATATCTTTTTGCCAAAATGATCCTGGCAATACTTGCGCAAAGTATCTGCGGAACAGCCAAGGTCAACGTAGGGGAGGTTTTCAATACTCATTTCCATATCCTTTGTAGGTTAGGGAATGGACCCGCCATCACTGACGGGCCCATTCTTTGGGTTTATGCAGGCTCAGAGAGGTTAGTTACCGCAACTTCCAGGCGGCACATCCACAACTGGTTAGTAATGCAGGACGCGTCCCACATCTTCCAGGAGACAAAACCCCACTGACCCAGGGGGTCGGTCTTATCTACGGTGTCAGGGTTGACAACCTTGGGGACGATGGCGCTCTTGCCTTTGAGCGGCACATGAGCATAGGAGTCTTTGGCCACAATGACGATGGGGTACACATCGGCATGGGTGCCGTCCGTTGACTTCATGGTCCCTTTGGCTCCGCCTACCGTGGCGCTACCAGGCCAAGACTCAAGCAACGGTGAAGAGATAAAGCGAACCCGACCAAACGAGCCAATCTCCTCCGGGCAAAGTGGCTGACGGCTGCCATAGTCGGCAACCTTCTTGAACCCAACCATATTTTCCAAGTCGTAATCGCAATCGGTGTGACAGAAAGCGACATACCCGCCGTCAACAGAAACGGTCCCATAGTTGGGGCTGGACGACATCATAGAGGTAATGTTTTTGGCTCGCTGGCGACGGAGGAACCGTGTAGCTCCCTGGATCATCGTCGCAGTAATTGGGGTATTAACGGCGTTGCGAGCAGTGCCATTGGCATAGGCCTCTGAGGACCCGCCTTTCAAAGTGCCCCATAACAACATTTCTTTAGTCTCCCCGGCCTGCTCACCGGAAAGCATGGTCGCATCAGCCAGCACCGGATCTTCTGACAAATCAGCAATCTTGTCGGTGATCTTGGTGTATGCGCCGTACTGCTTCATCGCAACCGGCACGTTTTCATACTGCATGGCCTGGGCCGTTGGCGTCACGCCCTCAGCGAGCCCGCCCATAAGTGTTCCGGTTATAGGGAATGGCACGGGCTTCCGGAAAAGCATGTTGTCGGCCTTATTCTTGGGCATCTCTTTGGTCTGGCCAAACTTAGACAGGACAAAGATGGGCTCGGCGTGACCAAGCATGTCGGCTACTGCATAGGCAGCGGTTCGCTGGCTGATATCTCCGTAATTCATGGTAAATCTCCTTTAAGGCTCCTCTTAATAGAAAGAGCGCCTTCTTTTTTCTATTGTCGCGGACCTCGCGGCAAAGGCGGCATCAAAGTCGTCTTCGGACCCGGCATCTACCTTGGCGCTATGGCCCACATTCTTGGAGGAAACACCGACGCTGTTCTTGAGATTCGCGGTCCTTCGCTCGTTAATTTTTTCAACATCCGACTTCCCTTTAGATTCGGTCTTGGTCTTCCATCCTGTTTGGGCCTTAAAGGCATCCAGCACATCAATGGCGTCATCTGCATGGCGGCTCTTGATCTTGGCTTGGATATCCGCATTGGCACTGGCCTTGAACGCCTCGAACTCCTGGCTTCCTTTGATCTGGTCAAAGTCCGGGTGCCTGGTGGCTAGGATGTCGTACTGAGTTTCCTTGTAGGCAAGGACCTCTTTTTCGACGATGGTCTCCTGGGTTGCCGTTACAGCTTCAACGGTCTTCATCATCTGATTGATTTTGTCGTCAGCCTGGTTTAGTCGGGCCTCGACGGTAGCGGCCATTTCCGGAAAGTCTTCTTTGAACTCTTTCCAATTCTCGCTTTCCCCTTGCACCGGCTCGGGCTTGACAATCTCAACCTTTTGAAGATCCACTAACTTCCGAGACAGCGCGGACAACCTCCCCCGCTGGCTCCTTTCGCTCTGCTTGATCCGTTCGTTCTCGGATTCGAGCTTTGCGAGCTTGGCCTCTACACTCTCGTCCTCTTCTTGATTGGCGGCTGGTTCCCCAGCGGCTTCCGAAAAGGCTTCGTCAAATGCTTCCCCGTCCTGCTCATCTTCCCCAGGACCTGGATCGGTATTTGGCGCATCGCTTGCGGCTTCGAGAAATGCGGCATCAAACTCGTCTGTACTTTGTTCTGCGTCCATCTTTCATACTCCTTGATTGAGTGGCGGCCCGATATTGGGCGGCTTCATTTAGGCGGTTGTATCGCCTCCGAACTCCAACAGGCTTTCAAGGGCGTCAATGGCCCCTCGCGCGTATTGGGTTTCGTCTTGTCCTATGTTCCTAGTGCGTAAAACCTGCATGTAATCATTGGCTATCTTGTCTTTGATGTACTTTTTAGAAGCTATCCATGTGTTGCTCCTTATATCTATCCTTGACTCCGGTTGTCCGCCCATGGCTACCCGCCTGAGCTCCTCTTCGCGTCTCATTTTCTCGGCAACATAATCCGTGCCGTACACGTTTGCCGTCATACCCCGCTCCCCGTTTCCAGCTTGACCTTGAACTCATCGGCCATCAATGTCCGGTCGGCCTGGCTCTTCTCTCGGATCTTCTGCAGGTCAGAGGCGATCTTTTCCAGGGTGATCTCCTTACCTTGCGCCAGCTTCATCATCTCAATCTCTTTTTCCACATCAACGATGGCGGCCTTGAACTGCCGTTCAGCTCCAAGATTCGCCATGCGCTCTTGATGGATCTTGTAGAGCACATCGTTCTTCATCCGCTGGATCTCGATATTGGCCTTGCCGCTATCGTCTCCACCCTGCTGCTGTGCGGCCTCCTGCTGTGATTTAACGTCAGCGTCAAACTCCTCCTTGCTCTTGAGTAGCTCGGTCGGGTCGTGCTGCATGGACGTGACCAGCTTCTTCGCCACGGGCTCGAACTTGGTCCATGGTGCAAATGCCGGGGAGACGAGGAAATTGACCAGGTTGAGCATATTGCGACCCTGGGTCTCCTTCTGCAGCAGTGCGGACGATCCACGCGCCACGGCGGTGAAGTCACCTTTGATATCGTTGTTGGCGTTGTACTGCATGTTCCAGTCGTACAACCTGGTGATGCAAGGGATTGTCACGTTGTCATCCCAATTCTTGACGGCCCGGCGCATGATGATGTTGTGATTGTTCATCAGCATCTCCATCCCGCCGAGAGTTTTTGATCCTTGCGGGCCCTGGTTGCCTTGCTCGCCCTCAGAAATAAGGGGGATACCGGTCTCCTCGTCTGCAAGCTGCCTGGCCATGTTGAAGATGGCGGCCAGCTCGTTTTGATGGTT